GACTACAATATACTTGTTGAAAATCATGGACTTATAGCTGGAAGAGAAACACCAGCGGAGGATATCGTAAACATGTCTCAAGAAGACAGAAGATATGTTGCAGCCTTGAAGCTACGAGGCGAATCTCTTACAGCCCCACGCATAAAACTATCTACCATACATCGCATGAAGGGTGGCGAGGACGAAAACATCATGTTGTTTAGTGAGTCCTGTTTTCCTGCTGTCAATAATCCTGAACAGGATGACGAGCATCGTGTCTTTTACACAGGTATAACACGAGCAAAAGAAAACCTTCATATCGTAGATCATGAATGTAAGTATAGGTACGAGATATGAGAAAGCTATATAACACATGGCGCAGGCTCAACGTTCTTAATCGTAAAAGCCCAGAAGGGTTAGAAGCTTGTAAAGCAAAATACGATATCGTAGACCCTGACTTTGATGACGACTTTTTGTTTAACTACTGCATGGATGTCAATGAGCCTTACAGAGGCTACGACACAGGAGTCACAGGAAACAAGCTACCGTCTGGTTATGACGGTTCATTAATAGCCCAAGAAAAGTACAGGCTTGAAAGTCTTGAGAGAAACAAAGGCAAAACAAAATCATATGAATATTTGAATGCTTTGTTGAAAGGATATATTAGATGAACAGAAAGCAGATACTCAAAGACGCTGATGGCAAAATTAGCCGTGACAGAGCAGAAGAGTACGGTGATGCGTGGGAAACCCATGAACGAGCAGCCTCTATGTGGTCTGCCATACTTGGTCAGGACGTTACTGTTGCGCAGGTTTACCAGTGCATAATAGCCCTGAAACTTAGCCGCCTGACCTTTTCACCAGAGCATCTTGATTCATGGGTTGATATTGCTGGCTATGCTGCATTAGGAGGAGAGGCGTATGACCTCAAAAGAAAACAGTCAGATTAGTTACCTGAACAGGCTGGACTTAGACACAATCGAGAAAGATTGGTTCCCACCTGACCACTTTCCTGACCTGCGTAACACTGACTATATCGCCATAGACCTTGAGACAAGTGACCCAAACATTACAGAACTAGGTCCAGGCTGGGCGCGTAGTGATGGATTTATCGTGGGTGTGGCTATTGCGGCTGGCGACTTTGTTGGGTACTACCCCATTGCGCATGAAGGTGGTGGCAATATATCTCACAAGCGGGTGATGTCATGGCTCAAGGATCAACTGGCTACCCCACATATTCCAAAGATCATGCACAACGCTACATACGATGCTGGCTGGCTACGGTGGGCAGGGGTCGAGGTTCAAGGCACGATAATCGACACCATGATAGCCGCGCCATTATTGGACGAGAACCGCTTTAGCTACAGCCTGAACAATCTGGCAAAGGATTATTTGAACGAGCGCAAGGACGAGCGTACCCTTCGAGCCGCAGCGGCAGACTTTGGCATCGACCCCAAGGCTGAGATGTGGAAACTAAACTCTAGGTTCGTTGGTGCATACGCCGAGAAGGATGCTGAGTTAACGTTGAAACTCTGGAACCAGATGCGCATAGACCTGCAAAAGCAAAGCCTGATGACCATCTTTGACATCGAGACAGCATTGATACCTGTCCTGCTTGACATGAGAGAGAAGGGTGTAGCGGTTGATTTGGACAAGGCAGAGCAAGCCAAAAGAGGCCTAATCAAGACAAAGAAAGACCTTATTACAGGTATCGAGCACGACACAGGCATAAGGGTAGAACCGTGGGTGGCATCAAGCGTAGCCAAGGTATTTGACCACTACAACCTGTACTACGGCAAAACAGAAGACACCAAACAACCGTCTTTTAGAAAAGAGTTTTTACAGAACCACCCACATGAGATTGCAGGACGCATACTTAGGCTGCGTGAACTAGATAAAGCAAGCAATACATTCATTGATAACATTCTAAAGTTCTCGCACAAAGGCCGGATACACTGCGAGTTTCACCCACTGCGATCAGATGATGGCGGAACTGTAACAGGTAGATTTTCGTCCAGTAACCCAAACCTACAGCAAATTCCTGCGCGTGACCCAGAGATTAAGTCCATGATTCGTGGTCTGTTTGTACCAGATGACGGATGCAGGTGGGGCAGCTTTGATTACTCAAGCCAAGAACCAAGGCTCTTGGTGCACTACTGTGCGTCCTTGCCAGATGATCAGAGGCACTATGCTATTGATGAGGTGGTTGAAGAATATAAGAAGGGCGATGCCGACTTTCACCAGATGGTGGCAGATATGGCAGACATTACGCGAAAGCAGGCCAAGACAGTAAATCTTGGCATCATGTACGGTATGGGCAAGGGCAAGTTGGCGAACACGATGGACATCACACCAGACCAAGCTACAAGCCTATTGAAGAAGTATCACGAGAAAGTGCCGTTTGTTAAAGGGCTTGCCGACAAGGTGTCAGAAAGAGCCGAGAAGAACGGACAGATTAGAACGATACTAGGAAGACTGTGTAGGTTTAACATGTGGGAGCCGCGCAAGTTTGGCTACAACAAGCCTATGCCTTTGAAGCAAGCGCAGGAAGAGTATGCACCACAACCGTTACGGCGTGCGTTTACATACAAGGCACTTAACAGATTGATCCAGGGATCAGCTGCCGACCAGACCAAAAAGGCTATGGTGGCGTGTTACGAAGAAGGTCTGGTGCCGTTGCTCACGGTGCATGACGAACTTTGCTTCAATGTCGAGTCCGAGAAGCAAGCATCCAAAATCACAGAGATTATGGAAACAAGTCTGCCCCTCAAGATTCCGAGCAAGGTAGACCAAGAACTAGGGGAGAACTGGGGGGAGGTAGGCTAGGCTACCTCTTCCATTCTTGTAATTAACCTGCGTGCGCGGTTCGGCACCTGCGTATACCACTTCGAGTCTTCCATCTGGGCGGCACATTCTTTCCAGTTGTTTTCTTGTACGGCTGCACGAAGTTTCTTAAACTTACTCATGCGGCTGTAGCCAAGATTGAACATCATGTTCGCTAGGATTAGCTGTGCTTCTTCCGGCAGGTCGTCAAAGTTATCATACATGCGATTGCAATCTTCTTGTGTGATTGCAATGTCCCGCCGGAAAACTGATTGAACGCGCTCCTGTGTAACAGGCGAACCAATAGGCTTGCCAAACTCAGGGTCGTCTATTGTCACGAGGTGACCAATTCCGAACGTCTCCAAACCAAGGTGATCCAAATAAATTTCGTACTTGCAGCCTTCATCTTCTGCAAGCTCTTCGCGTAGTTTATCTATATTCATGGATTAGATCTCCCAAGTGACTGCGCAAGTGCTTGCGTAGCAGGATTTGGATTTAAGATTGGAGATACCTGTGCCGTTGTGCCTGCCTGTGCTGGTTGCACCTGTGGTATCTGACTCATTGCTTGTTGTATCTGTGGCTGTAATTCTTGCATTGCTAACTGTGTTGCGGGTCTTGCTTCTTCTTGGCTCTGTTGCACGCCCATTCGTGTGCCCTGTACTGCCGCTGCTGATGTTAATTGCCACATGGTTTGAAAACCTTGTGCAATAGGATGGTTAGATTTGTATTTACCAGAGAAAAACTCTTTAAGAGTATTAGGTTGTCGAGAGGCCATCATCATACGCAAAACCTTTGGGTTACGAAGTGCAACCGACATTACCTTAAACGCTGCAGCTGTGGGCAGTGTAGCAAGAGGATTCATAATCAAACTAGCAACACCAAGACCAAGTGCAATGTTTGGTGCAGCAAGACCACCCTTACCAGCAATCGCGGCATTAGATCCACGAACCATAGTTTCTGCCATAGCGTTCAATCCTTCAGCAGCACCTTTACCAAACATAGCGTTAAGTGTTTCGTCACCATAGGATCGAAGAACAGACTGTAGTTTGTTGCCCAGCCTGCCAGATTTGAAAGACTCAACAAAGTCGTCCGTCATACGAATCTTTCCAGCTTCGTCTACCGTGGCACCGATTTGCTTCAGGACTCTGCCCATAGCGGCATCGCGCACCAGTTCCATAGTTGGAACTTCACGACCATTGACGTTAGTTACCCTGTTACCAAGAAACTTTTGAGCCTCTCGGATTGAAGCAGGGTTTCTAAATACAGTTTGAGCAATTACTTCAGGATCTGTGGTTGACTGTAGTGTGCGAAGAACAACGTTGCTGTCCACCGCCGCACGCTTTGCTTCTGCCGCTTGTAAATCTTTTAAAGCCTGACCAAGTGGCTTGCTTTGTAATTGTTGAATAATCCCTGGAGAAAGATTAGCCTTGCCTCGTTCCAGAACCGTTAGGATATCATTGACACCTTTCAAGTCGTTGCCAAGAAGTTTGTCTACAGCCGTGCCTTTCTGCCTGATGTTTGCCACCAGTTTGATAGGGTCAATGACTTCAACCCCTGTAGCAGGGTCGATGGTCAAGGAGCGTTTGACTTGCTCCTGTATGTACATTTTAGATAAG